GGTCATTTTTTCTGTACCAGTCAAAATCCTTCTTTGGATCATCCTCATTTTTAGGATCCACACCATTATTCAATTGTTGTGATAATGATTTTCTAGGAGTTAAACTATCCACAAACTCTTTTGCAGCCTCCATATCATTAGTTGCCATTTTAGTTAAGGATGCAACTTGATTCTCCTGGATCAATTCTTTGCTTTTTGCATTAGCAACAAAATCTGTCACAGCTGCTTCAGCTTGAGTTTGCAATTTTGCTTCAGCTGCAGTTAATTTTGTATTTAAATCTGTGTTTTTGTTGGTAAGGTTTTTAACTTCTGTAAGGAAGTTTTCCTCAGTAGCATTTTCGGCATCGATTTCAATACCAGCAACCGCAAAAGCGGCAATAAATTGAGCGATAAGTTTCATATCTTCAGGTTCTTGATTATTATTATTTTCAATTGAGTTTGTAATTTGATCTTGATAGAAATTAAATACAGCTAATGGATCAGTAGCATTATCAGGAGATTTTTTAATCACCTTACTTTTTGTAGTTTTACCAACCAGTTTAAGTCGTTTAGCTTCATCCGCTTTGATGTAATGATCTAAACCATCCATCCACTTAGCTTTAATCTTTTTACTAGATAAACCAGTACGTTCTGCTAAGATGTTCACTAGGTCATCTTCATAACCTTCAATCGTATCAGCAGCATTTCTAACTTCAGAAGCAGTTCCATAACCAATCCCTTTTGCGCTATGATTCATGATTCTGGCCATATTGCCCATTTCAAGATCATCAACCGGAATAGCCATTGCAATTATACTTCCCATTGAAGCAGCCAATCCATCTATCTTTCCAGTAATCTTAAATTCATTCCCATCAGCAGCTTCTTTAATATGGTTATAAACAGGGATTCCTTCAGTAATAGAACCTCCATATAGATTAACAATATCAATGTGAATGTGCTGATTGCTTTCTTTAAGCTCATTAAAATCTTTAATGAACTGAGATGCAGAAAATGAATATTCTCCATTATAAAAAGAAATACTACCGGTAAGCATCATAGTAGCTTTACCATTAGTTCCTTTGTTAATTACTGTGAAGTTTTTTGACATTATTGCTTCTAATTTCTAAGCAAAAGTCATTCGGTTTCTCTGAGAAAAAAAATACACTATCAAAAAACCTTATTATTTCATAGGTTTTTTATAAGAAATCATTATAAATTTTAAACAAGCTTTTTTCATCTGCATATTATAGGTGCAAATTTGTGCTATGGCACGAAGAACTAAGCAAGAAAATGAAAAAAGGAAACAATGGGCTAAAGATGAATTTTTACTCAAGGATCTAACGGGTAAAGAAATTGCTAAAAAAGTAGGAATTACCCAAAAGACATTCAGTAAATGGAGAGCTGAAGGAAAATGGGATGATTTAAAAGCAGCTACCATTATTTCTAAACCACAACAACTAGCCCTATTGTATGAGCAAATAAACGAGCTCAACACCTCTATAAAATCTAGACCACAAGGTGAGCGCTTTGCTGATTCAAAAGAAGCAAGTACACTTATCAATCTTACTAAATCGATTCAATACCTCGAGGGTGATCTTGGCTTATCTGAAATTATCAATGTATCAGTACCCTTACTAAAATATATCAAGTCAATTAATTATGAAGATTCTCAAAAATTAAAAGGCTATTTCGACAGCTTTATAAGTGATAAGATCAGTGGGAACAATTAGAAAACATACCGATCGTGATGCCATAAAAAAATGGGAACAATTCTCCAAAGGATTTGCTACACCCATTAGTGAAGATTTAATCGAATCTGCAAAAGAGAAAATTGATCGAACTCAAAAACTATTAGGAAACTTTGAAAAATTCTGTTATTACTATTTTCCTAAAATAACCAAAGCTAAGTTTGCAAAATGGCATAAGAAATTCACCAAACATTTAATTGAATCTAAATTCAACATCAATATTGCAGTAGCAAAAGTTTGTCGTGATATGGCCAAGAGCTCTGTCACAGTTTTACTTGTAATATTTATGTATTACAATGGCCAGTTTAGATCACTAGGTCTATTTTCTCATAACTATGATAATGCAGAAACTCTTTTAAAACCCATTAAAACGGCATTAGAAAAAAATGAATTGCTGATTCGCGACTTTGGATCAAAACAAAGTTTAGGTAATTGGACCTCTGGAAGTTTTACAACAAATGATGGGGTGAGCTTTAAAGCCTTTGGAGCAGGACAAACTCCAAGAGGAAGTAAAAATGATGAGTCCGATCGTTTAGACTTTTTAATCTTCGATGACTTTGATCATCCAGAGGTGTGTATGAATCCGGAACGATTGGATAAAAACTGGAAATTTGTCGAAGGAGATTGTTTTGGAGCCTTGCACGTAACGGGTAAAAAATGGGTCATATTTCTTAATAATAAAATTGCTGAAGATTGCATCATTCAAAGAATGTGGGACAAATGCCTTAGAGAGTTTCCTGATGCATTTCTTACTACCATCAACTTAACAGACGGAGAAGGAATATCCATGTGGCCTGAGGCATATTCTGATCAAGAATGTAAAGAAATGATTGCCTTGGTAGGAGATGAATCGGATACAGAATATTTTAACAATCCTTCAGAAAAAGGAAAAGAGTTTTTAAAAGAATGGTTCCAGTATAAAAAACTACCTCCACTCAACCAATATAAACATTTAGTAGCTTATTTAGATGGTGGATTTAAAAAGACTAAAAGTAGTGATACCAAAGCACTAATATTATTAGGTTTTATGAATGGCGAATATCATCTACGTAAATGTTATGTAGAAAATGTGACCATTGGTTCCATGATTGCTTGGCATTATGATTTAGATGAGTTTTTAATAAGTAAAAATGCAACTGCAGTTTGGTGGATGGAAGAGGTATTTCTATTAAGTCTATTACATGATCATTTTGATGCTGCAGTAGAAAAATATACCTACCGAATCCCTATGAAAGGAGATAAACGAAGCAAGCCTGATAAGGACCTTCGAATATCAAATACCGCAGGTTATTTTGAAAGAGGAAAATTCTGGTTAGATGAATCCTTAAAAAATGACAGATACGCAAATAGACTTATCCAACAATATTTAAAATTTAAAAGTGGAGTACGTAACAATGAAAAGGATGGTCCTGATGCTGTAGAAGGAGCTATCTATTTATTAAACGAAATGGCTAGAGATGCTACTGGAAGCCTTGGCGTTGGAACGAGTCGTAAAAACAAATTTAAAATATGAGCACATTTATAACAAAACCGGATTATGCTGTACACATTCGAAACAACCGTTTGGATGGTATTGTGGACTTTGATGATAGTCTCCTGGACAAAGCAGAGCTCAGAGCAATTAAAGTAATGAAAAGTCATTTAAATGCTCGATTCAATGTTGAAGAGATTTTCAATAAAGAGGATGGAGCAAGAGATGAAGCTGTACTAGGATATTGTTTAGATATCACACTTTATTATTTATATAGAATGGCCAATCCGAGAAAAGTTCCAAACTATCGAAAGGAAGCTTATATGGATGCTATGGATTGGCTTGATGGTGTTAAAGAAGGAAGTATCAATCCTGATGGCTTACCTCTTTCATTGGATGAAGATGGTAAAAATACAAAAGCCGAATTCCGATATGGAAGTATGGCAAAAAGAACCAATCACATTAGTTAATTATGGCAAAGTCAAGTACACATAGTAAAATAGGAAAAAAATATACTGCATACTCAGGTACTGTAAAAACTGCAGGTACTCGAATGTCAAGTCAAGATATTAGCAATTGGGTTCGTGCGATCAATTCAGCAAGAAGTATCACCAATCCAAAACGTCGAATGTTATTAGACCTATATGATAATATAAAAATCGATGGCCACCTGGAGAGTGTAATGGAAAAAAGAACCATTTCAGTCATTAATAAAAAACTCATTTTTACCGAAAAGGACAAACAAGGTGAAGACAATGAGTTCATGCGTGATATGGTTTTAAACACACCTTGGATGCGTAAACTTCTAAAGGAATCTATGAATGCTATTTATTATGGCCATTCATTAATTGAGTTGATTCCTAAAGATGGAATGATTGACGATGCTGTTTTAATTCCAAGAATGAATGTCGTGCCTGAAAAAGGATTTTTAATGCAGGATATCGGGACTCCAGATAAAGGTGACTTTTACCGTGAAGAAACATTTCAATATTACAATTATTTAATTGAAGTAGGAGGTCCAAAGGAATATGGAAAATTAATGACTGCAGCACAATACGTAATTTATAAACGTGGTGGCTTTGGAGATTGGGCACAATTTGCTGAAATGTTTGGGTCTCCTTTTAGAGTTGGAAAGTATAATAAATACGATGATGATGTTCGTAAAAAATTAGAAAATTCTTTAGAACAAATGGGATCAGCTCCTTGGGCAACTATTCCGGAAGGAGCTTCAATTGAGTTTATAGATAATAACAATACTGGAAAAAGTGATGTTTTTAATAAGCTGATTGATTTCTGTAATAGTGAACTATCAAAGTTATTTGTGGGTCAAACCATGACTACAGATGATGGTTCCAGTAGATCACAAAGTGAAGTGCACAAAGAAGGTGAGGAAGATATCAATATGAGTGATATGATCGAGCTTGAATTTATGCTTAACTGGCAATTTGTACCTAAACTTAGAAACATTGGATATCCAATTCCTGAAGGGACAATTTCTTTTGATCAAACGAAAGCACTTTCAATGTTAGATCGAATTAAAATCGACATGGAAGTATCTTCAAGAGTCCCTTATCCAAAAGAGTACTGGTATAAAACCTATGGTATTGATAAGCCTACAGATGAAGAAATAGTAGAATGGGAAAAACAACAAAATTCAAAACGGGAAGGCCCTCCAGTGCCACCGGAACCCAATCCGAAAAAAAAAAAGGAAGCGCCAAAGAATGAAGTGATCATTCAGCAAATTACTCATGTCACTAATGCATATTCTCCTTCAACAGAAGATGAGGATTACATCAAGAGCTTCTATGATAAATCAGTTACCTATTCACCTAAAAGACTTCAAAAGGAACTTAAAAAATTAACAGCTGCTATTCGTAAAGATTTTCCTGTCAATGCAGGTTATATGCAACCTGATTATATTGCCGGTGCAATGCTTGAATTAAACATCAATCGATTTGGTTTTAATAAAACAGTTGCGCAAGTAATAGAACTCAACAAAGCATTAGCCATTGATGAAGGCTACGGGGCTTTTAGAAAGCGTGCTGTTGAGATTATGGGTAAGTTTGATAACTACCTGCAGACAGAATATAACGATGCGATTGCAACGGCTCAAAATGCCTCCAGCTATATTCGCCAAATGGCTCAAAAAGATCTTTATCCATACTGGAGATATGAAACAGTAGGAGATGATAAAGTACGCTTATCACATGATGCATTGGATGGTAAAATATTTAATATTAATGACAAAGCTTCAAGAGGATTGATTCCTCCAAATGAACATGGCTGCCGTTGTTTTAGAACCGTGCTTCGTTCCTCTGAAGTAAAGAAAAGTCAGGTTAGTAGTTTTGCTTCAGCTAAAAAGGCCCTTGGAAAAGATTTTGATTCCATGAAAGAAAACGGGTTCCTAGTTAATCGGGGTGAAACTCTCGAGGTATTCGATTTAAATAAAACCTATATCAGTAAATTACCTAAAGGAGCTGTGCCTGAAACATCAACTGTTGATTATACTTTGTATGGACTTCAAACAATAGCTACTATTCGAAAGGCTAGAAAACTTAAAAATATAAACATTAATAAAACAGATACTCCTGCTAAACTTTTAAAAGCTTTTGATAAAAAGAAAGTGAAAGCTGGAGATCATGATGTGAATATTTTAAAAGACTATTCCGGAAGAGAGATCGCCATTAATTTAAATACCTTTAAAAAGCATTTAAAAGGGAAATATATTACCTCTTTTCAAAGAGATAAAATATGGAATAATGTAAAAAATGTATTGTTGTCTCCAGATGAAGTGTACTTAAACAAATATGCAAATAAATTACAATACACTTATTTGAAATTTTATAATGATCAGGTAATGGTTGTGATCGTGAAAGTGAATAAAGAAACAGGAATGGAAATTACAACCTGGTATTTGAGTGATCTTCCTGAAGAAAAAATTAGAAGTGGAATCCTTATAAAATAGGAGAACCTTTAAATAGAGCTTCCCGAGTGGGTTATTTATACGATACAGTCTCCTGCTCTTGATCCTTTATTATTAAGCTCTATTTAAAGGTACAGTACAAATATACAAAAAATGAGCCAAAAATATCCACATCCATTTAGTAAGGTAGCAAAGGACTTTCGTAGGTTTAGAAAGGACCTTCCTGAAGTGGTAAGTAATATTGCGCTGAATGATTTTGTGCATAATTTTAAAAGGCAGGGATATGTAAATCAAAATGGTGTGTTTATTCCCTGGAAAGGAACTAAGAAAAAAGCACGTAGAACCTTAGGTAGAAAAAGCAAAGGAATTTTAATTCGTTCGGGAAGATTAATGAGAAGTATGCGAACTGCAGCTCGCTATAATGAAGCTCGTGTAGTTTCAAACTTGCCTTATGCAAAAGCGCATAATGAAGGTGTAAGTGAAACTGTAAAAGTTAGATCCTATAAACGTAATCGATATGGAAAAAAGGAAGAAAAATATAAAACTCGATCAGGAAGATCTCGCACAAAAGTAGTTAATGTGAAAAAGGGCTCTGGTGTAGTTAAACAACATAATCGTAGAATGAAGCTCGATCGAAGGCCTTTTATGATTACAAGTAAAACTATCCTGAAAGAAACCGAAAAACACGTATTTAATGAACTCGATAAAATCTGGAATAAATTATGATACTATCAAACTTTTATGAAGCCTTAATACAACGATTTGAAGATAAGAATATCGGAAATGAATATTTTGATATCTGGAATGATCAACTCTATCGAAATGATAATAAAGAGGATAACCTGTTCTTTAACTATCCTGCTATCTTTTTACAATGGGATCCTATTGAATGGGAAACTTTAGGAAAAAGAAAACAACAAGCTGAGTCTACCTTTAATTTAATCATTGCAAGTGAATCATTGCATGAAACTGGATCCATCGAGGAACCTGAAGAAAGAGGACGAGGCCTTGAACATTTAATTCTATTAGATAATGTATTTGCAGCACTCCAGGGTTTTAATAAATCTTATGAAGATGGGAGTGCTTTTGGGAGTATTTCCCGAACTGGAACCGCTTATGATCATGAAGCTTCAGGCGGTCCCATTATAGCACATATATTGCCTTTTAAATGTCGATTGTTAGATATAGCTGCTCAGCGAACTTTCGTTACTAGAAATCCAGAGTTTGATAATACAGTAGATGTTGATAGTGATATATGATTTTACTCTTTAGCTATCTCAATTAGAATTTTGAATTCTTCAGGTGAAATATTTGCATCTTTCTTTGCGTACTCCTTATCATGTAGTGTGATAAAATCTGTACCTTCACAATGACCTACATATTCTATGTATTTCTTTAATAATTTCTTATAATTAATACTATTCGCCATAATTTTAAACTCTGTGAAATATTATTTGCTCAATGGTAGATGGATGCTTAAAATACTTTTTAGCTAACTTATTATACATCCATTTGTAAGTATATTTTTGTACACCAAATTCCATGACATTGAGTTTACCAAAGTCATTACGAATCGCTTCATACATTTTTTTTGTAGATTCTTTTACTGGCATAAGGCTAAATTAGTATATTCTTTAGGATTTTAAAAGTTCTTGTAATTCCTTTGTAATAGCTTCAGATTCGATTGAAGCTATTTTAGATCCTGGTACAATGATAATTGTTGCTGTTTGATCATTCTCAGATACTAATTCAATAGGATCTCCTAGATTACCTTTTGTGTGCACTGCAGCATATTCTACATTCTTAATAATTACGATTTGATTTGACATAGTTTTTATTTATTTGTTAATTATGTAAACTCATAAAACTCGTTGTCTCCTTTGATTGTGGTCATAAAAGGAAAATCAGCTTTATCTATTTTTTGTATTTGATTCATCAGAACTTTAGAGCCTGTAAAAACCACATTTCTAAAACCCTTATTTTCTATTTGCAAAGTCAAGTATTTTGTTCCTGGTGTTTGAGTTGAGTCTTTAATTTTAAAATCAAGTACTATTATTTCAGTATTTAAAATTCGTCCTATTTTTATTTTATCTCCTGTAAATGACGAAATTTCAGGAGCTATATTAAAATCACTAAATTTCTTCATTCGGTAATAGTTTTTTAATTAAATGATTCGAATCACAATGTTTTGCCCAACCTAAATAAGAAGCTGTGGAAGCTTTATTAGGGTTGCTTTTCAGCATACGTGCAAAATTCTTTTTAATACTCTTACGAAGCTTCGTGTGCGTATGAAAATGAACATAACCCACAAAGTCAATACCCCGAGATTGAACAGGAAAAATTTGATAATTGCCCTTTACGTCTAGTTTTAAATTGGATTTTAAATAGATTTTAATATCATTTAAAAGGGCATGCAAGTAAGGTTTGTTAGATGCTAGTATAACGATATCATCTGCATATCTGAAGTAGTATTTTACAGCCTTATCTTCTTTGATCCAATGATCAAAATAAGTTAAATAGAAATTAGCAAAGGTTTGGCTCAAATAATTCCCAATAGGTAGTCCTGGAGCACTCTCGATAATTTCATCTAACAACCAAAATAAATCTGAGTCTTTAAACTTCTTTCGAAGTAAGGATTTTAAAATATTATGATCAATATTAGGGTAGAATTTAGTAACATCGAGTTTTAAACAGTATGTTGTTTCAGAAATATTTTTAAGTGCTAGTTTTAATTTATCTGAAGCTTGATGTATTCCTTTTCCTTTGATGGAGCTATATGTATCTGCAGTAAAACACCTGATAAAAATAGGCTCTAAAATATTCATAATTGCATGATGCGTGATTCTATCAGGAAAGTAAGGCAACCTGTACACATTGCGCTCTTTTGGCTCATATACTTTGAAAACTTGATACGATGATGTTTTAAATGTTTTTACCTGGAGCATTTTTTGAAGCTTCAAAAGATTAGCTTCTTTATTCTTGTTATGAAGAATCACACCATAACGAGTAGATTTTCCTTTTTGAGCATTTTCATCTGCTAATCTAAGATTATCGATGTCTGTAATTAAGTGATATAAATTTCCTATTCTTTTCATTTGCCTTATTAAGTAGGTCACCTTCCATTGGGTACCAATGCCCTTTTTAATGTTGTTATTTTTTGCTTTGTTAGCAAGGTCTGTAATGCAATAATTTTATAAGATGGGCGCTGACGTTCGAGTTCGTATTCCAGTTATCGTAGTTGTTATACGAGAAACTGACACCCGAAGGAGAACTACAGCAACGGCATTACACAACCCTAATTATTATTCTATCTTTCTTTCATAAACCATTATATCCTTGTATAATTCAGGGAACGTTTCGGCTATATGTTCAGCTGCTTCACTCGATTCTGAAACGAGGCGGGCGCCGACGCCCGAGATCGTAGCCCAGCGATCGTAGTCGAGAAACGAGAAACCGACACCCGAAGGAGAACCCATTTTAAACCATGGATTGTATTTATTCCATTCTCCGTCCGTAAAATCTGGTTGAAACTCTGGGTTTACAGCATCAACTACTACAAATAGTTTTGCCATTGAAATAAGCGCTTGTTTATGTCGTTCAGGAACGCCTTTAATAGTAATTGCGTTAGGATCTAAATTTTCTAGCTTAAAAGCTTCTTCTACTGATTTAATTTTTTTCATGATTTTAATATTAAGAGGTTCTTGATTGTTTGTACTCTGGTAAAAATTTCTTTACTGCATCCAACATATGTTTCTTTGCTTTTGGTCCACAAAAAACTTGGCGGGCGCCGACGAGCGAGTACGAATTCCAGTCATCGTAGTTGAAATACGAGAAACCGACACCCGAAGGAGAACCCATCTTAAAATATGGCCAATATTTATAGGTTCCATCTGTAAAGTCTGGTAACTTACCTTCATTATAAGCTGCTACAATTAGCTTCTCTTTTCGATAACCTATTTCATCTGGAAGTAAACCTTCGTTTACCTTATCAAATTCTAGCCTAGTAATACTATTGGCAGCAAGTATGTCATCAAAAGTTTGTAATCTTTCGATAATTGATTTTGGAGTTTCTTTAAATTTAATGACTCCTTCTTTTTTATTGAGATAATCTACCTCGAACCCTTCAGGGATTTCAAATTTTAGTGTTTTCATTGTTTGTTATATTGAGTTAAAATAAATTCTTGTAGTGCAGCAGGATCTATTTGATTTCCTGCTTTATCCCACACAATATTGCCGTTTACTTTTAATTGAACTTTGGGCTTAAAAGCGGTGTTAATAGTTGTTACTAGGATTGCTTTTGCAAATGGATGTAACTTATTATTTTCTATCCATTGCTCTTTAAAATGTTTACTGTAGTCGCAACCTCCTTCATTTATATTGAGATAGGCTGTAATTGAGATGTTTTGTTTCATAATTATTGGATTTTAGATTTATATACGTTCAGGGAATTCAGAATAAAGCATTCCCTTGGTAAGTTTTAATTTTTTAGCTTTTTTTTGATAATGAATAGATTTACAATCATAACAAACGAGCTCTCCAGTATCTCCATCACGAAACCCACCAAAGAGAACTGGAGTTTTTGATTTTGGAGGTAATCCACAATGATCACATGTTTTTACTTCTGAAAATAGATCTATCATAATATTCGATTTAAGGCCATAACTTTGGCGAATGGAGTTGTGGTTCTGGACATATAAAGAAAAGCCACACAATTAGCGCAAAACTTAGGATTAAGTATATTATAAATAGGATGAGTCTGTAAGTTTCTGATTTCATAATTTATGAGTTAAAGTCATCTAGCCATCTCTTTTGATATAGATAGGTGTCAGGAAGCATTTTTGCTGTTCCTCGTTGACGTGCTAGCCAATTGTTATAAGGTTTTATACTAGCAATTGCATTGAACTGCTCAGTTTCTGTTAGTTTATTCCACAGCTGTTTAGCTCTAGTTAACTTTTGTTTTTTTGCATAAAGATTCCAGAAGGTATCAAAGCTTAAATCTGGCATTCCTTTTACCACAGTAAAGTTTTTAATACCATGCCAGGTCTTCATCATATTTTCATTAACTGGAATGCGAGGATAAAGCCATTTACGTTGCGCTTCATTTAAAGGATCTCCTGCATATTTAAAAAAGATTAAATCACCACTTAAATTGAATTTAAAAGTGATTTGCCCTTCTGTTTTTCCTGTAACCGTGTATGTAGTGCAGATTTCCATTAAGCAAGCAATTGATTTATTTCAGCAGCTACTTTTACAGCTGTTGAGCGTTCATATCCAAAGTTCATATGCATTAAAATACCACGTATATATATTTCTAAATAGACAGCCTCGTATACCTCGAGAGTAATTTTTATTTTCTTTTTATCTGATCCTTTTATTTGAAGTTTCAATAATTTATTCTTCAAATTCTTACCAACTTTATAAAGAATAGAATGCATTGCATTCTCTGCAGCTCCTATATACGTCTCAGGTTGAAATAGATCATAATAATTCCAGATCATTTGTAAACCTTCCAATTGGTTTGGGGTAAGGTGCATAGAAACGGGTGCTATTAATTTCTGAACTGATTTCGACTGTGTATTCATTGTATTCTTCATTTAAATAATTAGGAGTAACAATGGAGGCTACTCGTATATCTCTATTTTGTTTTCTAAGTTTTGCAATCTCATCGATTAACTTATTTTCACTATCTCGAGTGACTTTTTTTACTCGAGAATAATTTTGATCATATGCATAGTAGTTATGGTTCAAAAGGAAATCTGTATATCTTTGAATAAGATCTTCGTTCTCCTGGTATTTGTCCTTAACTGTCATGCACAATCTGTTTTTGGTTTTGAAAGCTGCTTATCACAAAGCGGGCAAAAGAGAGCAGTAACCTCGCAATTAACTGCTCCTCCAATTACCCTAATGTGGGGAGTTACATTATGACTGCACTTTTCTTCCATTGGACCATTTAGTAGTTTTTTCTAAAGCATGAATCACTTTACTGGTTTCTTCAGTTGACATGCTTCTTAATGCTTTTTTGACTGGACTATCTTCATGTAAAAACTTATCTAACCAATTCAAGTCAGCTACCTGACCATATTTTGGATGTTGCACACAATGACCTGCCTGCATGCATAGCGATAAAATGTAGCTGTGTTGTTTATTACCAGGAGTAAAGGATGACCATCTAGCTTCAGGGGTTCCTCCTAAGGATAGGATTAATCCGTTTGCTTGATCAAAATCTAGATCGTGAGTACTGGTGAGTCTCATATCATTGGTAATACCAAATACTAAGGATCTCTTCTTTTCTTTGTCGCCTCTACATAATTGGTAGATACGCTGACGTTGTTGTTTTGTAGAATTCATGTTGCAATTGTTGTTTAAAAAACCGTGATATCGCTCACGGAAAGCGGTCATTATCATTCTTGAGAATAAAGTACATCTTACGGTGTGTAGATTCCTTGACAATACTTCTCCTATATATTAATCTGCCAAGACAGACCAAGCATTAAGATGGTATTGCAGAATGATCGAGTTCGACCCTGACTAGGGACTTCTGTTTACCCTACACACACCTGCATTATTATTTTTAAAATTCATTATATACTTGAAAAATTAAGGTCAATATTTTGATACGCTCCAGATAGGTCTCTTTTCCAGACCCTGAAATAGGTTTTTGATTTTGGTCGACGTATTGCTTCTTTGATTAGAGTTACTGCCTCAGAAAAAAGAGGGCTTTTAATCTTGCTCTCATATGATACAACTCGCATTACTTTACTCACATCTAATTGTCCTGATCTTTGAGTTTCAAAAGAGTCTATAATCATCTGCTTTGCAAATTCAGTTTTGCTAGTAATATCTTTCTCAAGGAATTCATCTAATTTGATTTTTGCAGCTTTAATTCCTAAATCATCGAATTTAATAGGCTCGTTTACTGATACTTCAATTTTTATAGTACGATTGAAATTATACCATGTAAAATTTCCTTTTCGTTTCTTATTTGGATCAATATTTTTTTCCAACATAAAAGCATCATAAGCCTCTTGACTATAAAGTCGAACCATTTCTTTAAATGCTTTAATTCGTTTATTTAAATTGCTAGCCTCTTTTAAAATTTTTGCAGAGTAACGTTCATTAATTCGTTCAGATTTATTAATTCTACTTACTGGGATTTCGATATCATTTTCATCGATCCACATTCCATCTTTAATTTTTTGATTTATTATTTGATTATTATCCATTTTAAAAGGGTTTAAAGATTATTTTAAGGGTATTTATGATATGGTCCATTTACGAGCTTCATCGTCCCATAATTGATCAGGTTGTTTCCAATTTTTACGTTCAATTATATCTAGGATCTCATTTATTTTAATCCATAATGAATTGCTCAATTCGTTTTTGTTTTGGCCATTTGCATATTGATGTATCAAAATGCACTGTTCAGGGCTTAGTATATTGTTATGTAATCTGCTATAAGAGATTACAATAGTTAACTCGTGATGTTGAAAAGCTTCAGTCATTAATTATATAATGGTTTTGTTGATGTTTTTTTACGAGCTGCATTAATCAGTGGTAAGCTTCTTAATGTGAAAATTGGAAGCACTGAATTAACCCAAATTTTTAATAATTCACTTTTATATGAATTATCCTTATAAAGTTCAACATCACTTAAAAATTGATTTTGAAGAACTTCAAGTTCTCTAATAAACCAATTGTTGAGTGGTGGGTTCGTAATTAGTAATTGAAGCTCAGCTTCATTACGTGCTTTTGATTTACAATAGTTCCACCAGAGATTGAATAGATCCATCTCATATTCATGTTCTGACTTTCCGATAATTTGTGCAATTGTTTTCATATCTTAATTTATTTGTCCGTGATAAATAGCTGCTTTTTCAGCATTGATTATAAAGGGTTCACCTCCACCAAATCGACTCTCTGGAAAAGCCTTAAATCCTTCTACTCTAATTTTAATCATGGCATCATTCTTAATATGTTTAGCTAAACTTCCACGAGGTGATTTACCATCTGCATGAGAAATGAAAATCCATAGCTTATTTGGAAATTCTTCTTTTAACTTTAGGAATGATTCCTTATTTAGATTTGCATATTGCAAACTGTCTGTAATAATAATCTCAGGACTTCTTTGACTTTTCAATCGTTGTTTTACTTTACCAAAAGGCACTCTGTTTCCAAGTAGTATTTTTTCTTGAACCATTGCTAAATTCGATCGCTTAGAAGTGAGCTTAAAGCTTTCAGTTTTACCCTCTTCCAGTGAGTTTATTAGTACTTTATGTTTTACAAATTGTGTCAAGTATTTTGCTAATTGAACAGTAAAATTTGTTTTTCCTTGATATGATTCTCCATATACAATCCAAACTCCTGCCTTTTCTGGTTTTCCAAAGCTTTCTTCCCATTTTCCTGTAAATTCCATTACATCGAATGAGGTAGTCTCCAGCTCATGAACCGAAAAGAAATCTTTACCCATTAATATTCTTTTTATTCATTTTCTTTTTAATTCGAGAAATAGACATATCAGAGGTGTTAAAATCCTTAGCTATTGCCTTTAGCGTATCTCCTTTTTCAAGGCGCTTTTCTATTTTCTCTACATCCTTTTTAGAAAGTTGACTCAGGCTACTTCGTTTCACCTCTTTGGTTCCCATTTTTGGGTTGAATCCACAGGGTTTCCATTCTAAATTGGTATAATGAAATCCTTTACTTTTTTCGATGCGTGTTGCACACCAGCGTGGATTATCAGCCATACCATTCCAACACTCACAAACTAATTTTGCAACACTGTTTGAACGACCTTTGAAGTACACGTACTTTAAGTCTGTATTTCGTTCTTTGCGATTGGCTTCTTTTACTTCTAAAGTTTCGCCACAACACAAAACACTACTGCCATCTTCATTGACTTTTAAACCTTCTATTTCTGGATGATATCTATATGCCATTTTCTAATTTGTAAATTCTTATTAACTCAGCAGCGATTCGTAAATCACCATTGCATTTTTTTTGGATTGTACTTATCACTACTCTATCTGTGATTCCCTGTGCAGCTGCAAGTAGAGCTACATCTGCAGCACTTGTTTGTTCTAATTCGATAAAGGTTCCAAATCGACTCAAGAGCTCTTCATATCCTTTTCTTCGGTTTCTAACTCCATCTTCCAATCGTTTTTTGAAATAATATGTTGACTGAAGTACAATGCTGCACTTCCATTTTAGTTCGTTATAGAATGTGATCAGGAAGTATAACATGCAATCACGAAGTTTATCCACTTCATCAACAATTAACTCTGGTGGAGTATCGTAATTTTTCAATCCTTTTATTATCTCTTCCATCATTTGTGGAATGCGATTGTGAGGATTACGAATTCCCATCTCCATTAAAATTTGCTGAAGGAAATGTTTTTCATCCCAATAAGAAGCGCATTCAACTCTGATAACATCTGAATTTTCAGAAGCATATTTTTTTGATACTTCTGTTTTACCAGATCCTGCATTTGCAATGATGGAAACAACCGATTGTTGCTGTTTTACTTTTTCTAATGTGGTTAGTAAAAACTTTGCATTGGTTGTTTCTACAAATTGCCAAGAGTGAGAATTATAGCCAATTTGATTGCCAATGTTTCTAAACATTTCATTACTGTAAGGTTCCCAATTCCCATTAATTAAATGAGAGATTACTGCAGTAGATACTCCTTTTAAAGAAGCAGCTGCTTTATTCTGTGAACCTTTACGATTCACATAGACTTGTAATAAGTCAACTATTTTTTGTTTCTCTTTTTGTACCATGGTAACTTTAGTTATTAATTATTCTATCAAATAGTGAATCACTATCACTTTGTAAATTTTCTTCTTTGGTTGCATATGCTGCACGTTTGGCAGCAAACTCGTAGTTGTTTTGCCCTTCAATTAGTGTATCTCTACTTATTCCTGTACGCTCAACAATATCTAAGTAGGCATTCCAATCATGCGATCTTACTTTTTCACGTACCTCAAGGTCCTTAAGCATCTGTTTATGCTCTCCTGGTTGTTTCAAGATGGCCACTTCTACATGTCTTCGTTTCTTTTGAGCATATCCTACAAATACCTTTTCTTCATTTTCGTTAATTCGATAAAGGGCTACATAGTCCTCCAGGTATTCCGGATCATAACTCACTATTAATTTTTGTTGCACATACTTGAGTTGGAAATCGATATCGACATTACCATGTTCATCATATACTTCATATAAGTAATCTTGACCAGCTACCGTTAAAGGCATTCCGTGTGCATAGTATTTCTTAGGCTTAGTTTCATTGATCCAAAACATTGAAATACGTTCTAGTGTTCCAAGTTCCTGAGTGTATTTTGATTTGATATTGAAGTACTCATTTCGAGTTTTTGAAGCTTTCTTCGATCGTAATCGTTCGTTCCATTCCTGGACCATTATCTCCCAATGTTTCTGAAGCTCTTCAAAAGAGGGTAAGGCTCCTTTATTTTCGTGAATAAAATCTAAGTTAGCTTTAGATCGTAATTGTTTTGTTTTGATACCTTGGCCATCAGAGAACCAACGTTTATTTATAACCTGTTGCTGCAGTCTGTTAAAAACCTGTTCAATAGGATTTGATTTTCTACCTACTTTGTGATGGTAATGTTGACCTCCTTTTGCAATTACTTTACTATAAAGCTCTTGCATTCGTTTTGATCTATGAGCGGACTGAGCATCGTACGTAAATAAATAAGGTTTTGCTCCAGCTTCATCTACTGCCATTCTAAGTGCTATAAAATGATCAATATGATTCTCAGTTAATGAAAATGAATAACCAAGTATCTTTTCAGAAAACACATCGATAACAACATTGATCTTACAGACCGCTGCCATCTTAGATTTATTGTCCCAATAATGAACTGCATCAAGCTTAGTTCCATCAATGGCCCAGTGAGCATTTGGAAATAATCTATTTTTATCTTTGCTTAATGTATGAGCATAACGTTTATTGTAAACTTCCTCGCCGTGCCTTGCTAAGGTCCAAATACGTTCTCTTTCAGGTTTCATTAAGTAATTCGCAATACCAGACTCAGATAAATAAGGCCATCCATAATTACATCTCACTTTATTATAAAGCTCATGGAGATCATAAAATGAATTCTTAATAGGTAGGCATTGTTGAGCCATTAACCAATCTCCAATTTCATCAGTTATTTTAATTGAATTAGAATTACAATAATTATCATGAATTAAACCTTCTAGTCCTGTACGTGGATACCTCTTGTTTGGTTTTTCTAAAATGCAAGATTCGTATTTTGCTCGTAGAGCTCTGGAGTTGGTTGGTAGATCAAAAGGATATCGATCTTTAATTTCTTTGGAGAGGCTATGGATTGATTTTGTAAAGCGACTCCATAATTCGCCTTTGTTGATTTTTGGGTTTGCAGTAGTGATCTTTGCATGAACCTCTTTAATTGCATTAAACACAATTACATTGGCTGTATAGGTCTCAACTGCTTTTTCGTTTACTTCAGATAAATACCTACTATCTTCAAGTTCGTAATTTGCAAAAAATGCAGCTACATTTTCATCATACTTTAAGTACCTGGAGAATGGAATTGTTTTACTTTCTTCGTAAGGATCTATCTGCAGATCATGCTCTATGATATTACGGAAGCGTTGTGGAAGACTATCATAAATGTATAAAGCGTAATTTCCTAAACCTCTACCAGAACGAGCCTTTTTGATTTTACCTTTGTGGACCAAAAACTTCAAATTTGAAATAGAAGTTATTCCAGTTTCATCAAGCCAATTAGCTCTTACACATAAAGTATTTCCGTAATATTCAAACATATTATTTTTTTTACTTAGTTCCCGCCGTGGTGTCGAAACCACGCTAAGCCGTGGCGGGATTTTCACTATATTTGGATTACCAATCTTAAACTATAGTGATATGAGTACTAATTATTCTAATTCAAAATGTCCATCTTGTAATAACTCTTCATTTGAAATGATAGAAGAAACACCTAAAGGATCAAGTTTTAAATTAATGTTCATTCGATGTAAATCATGTAAAACAGTCGTGGGTGTTACTGATTATTTTAACACCAATTTTCTACTTAAAAAATTAGCTGAAAAGCTTAATCTCGAAATTTGATTACAATGAGTTTACCTTGAATGGATGAATTATTTGGTTCTTTCTTTAATTGTTTAACTATATTTTTTAACTCATTTAAATTTGAATATTCAATAAGATCTGCTTCGATTGGATTGCTTACTGCAGCTTTTGAAGGATCATTAATATGAAATTCATTTTTTAAATTAAGTTTAATGTTAGTTTCAGAACTATCACAAAGTTTGCTATTTTTTAAACCCTGTTTTAAAACCTCGAAGAGTTCATGTTGAATATCTTCTTTATCTTTTATATCGGTTCTATTTAAGGTGACGATTATATCACCTCTTATACCTGTTAATTGAATTTGATGTTTTTGTATCATATCACTTATTTTAAAAATTGAAGGAATTCGTAAATGACATTTAATATATCCATAGATTTCTGTGAATTTATTTCACGTTCACCATTAATGATCATATTAACATATCGAGGAGAACAACTTTCATGTCCTTTTGTAGTAACTACTTTATTAGCGACTCTTCCAGTTTGTCTGTCTAAGATTCTTTTTTCAGTAGGGGAAAAGATTACTTTCATTTTTTTATGTACATTTGTTCTTGTTACAAGTACAAAAATATAGAAAACTTTCTAATTACAAAACAAAAACATAGAAAACTTTCTCATTTATGAGTAAAATCGTTGAAAGAATAGGTGAATACATTGAATTTAAAGGCTTAAAGGTTAGTAGAGTTGAGAGCAGTATTAATGTCTCTAACGGTACTTTAAGCAAGCCTATTGCTAATAATAAGTCTATAAAAACAGAAACATTAGAAAAGTTTCTAAGTTTTCCGGAATATAGCGATATTAATCTTCAATGGCTTTTTACTGGAGAGGGTAGTGTTATTATTAATGAAAGAAACTATCATATAGTAGCTGAAGAACAATTACAATATGCTAATTTAACTCATGAAGAGTTAGTCTATGAATTTTTAAAACATAAGAAGGAATCAAATGAAGATATTGATCAACTTGTTAAAAGTGTTGGTAATATTGAATTAGAACTGGATGAGATTAAAGAAAAAAAGGATGCTAATTAATCGTTATTAATTTTATCTACAAAATCGGTTACTTTAGATCCTAAACTATTTAAACTTTTTGATATTGATTTTCTAATCGTAGATCTTTCTTTAGGCGTTAAAGTATCTCTAAGACTTTTATAGTTATCAATTTCCTTTAATATTTTTGTTCTACTACTCATTTTCTTTGGGACGTTTTTTATAAAAATAAAATGCAATTAATAATCCTGCAATAATCAATGTTACATAGAATTTAGTGTCAGCATTGTTCCATTCGGTTCCTTGCTGAGTAAACACTCTAATTATTAACTGGTAGGTTGTCATAATAATTGGAAGCCCGAGAACAAACCTCCATATTTCTCCTTTAGATTTCCACCATAAAAGAAATAAAATTATAAGGAATCTTAATTCAGCCCCAACTGTATAAGAATATACCCGAAGAGAGGATCTTCCGATTTTACCACTCCCTTTGGGTATAAAGTCATGAATGTATATTAGCAAAGTAGCTAATACAATAATAAAAATTACTTTAAATGTCGTCGTCGGTGATTTCGTCATCTCCAATTTGTTGTTCATTATTTACTCCATTATTATCTGGAGTACAACTTGTAAACACATTCATAGTTACTGCAAAGAAAAACATTGCAAAAAAAGTTACTTTTTTCATAATAAATAAATTTTAGGATTAAACCATAAATTTATTTATTAAAACAACTCATCTTAAACTCTTGTACTTAAGATATTAACGTGTTGTTAACTATGCTTTTTTAATTAGGGAGTTTCAAATATATGAAAAATACTACAAAGCTTCTTACGTATAAATACTTAATTGTTCAAAAAAGGACAAAACATACACAAAAAGTACAGCCATTATAGGTCTATTTTACAGAAAAACATGTAAAAGATACCCGTTCTTAACGTAACGTTCTGTATTTAGGGTGTTTACAAAATAAACTCATATATAAAAAACTATCATACCCCCCCTAACTCAACCCTTTTTTAGTGCATTTCGGGTCAAACTCATGTAGTATTACCCAAAACTCAACACGTTTTTTAGTACTTTTTCTAACCCCTAATCTAACCCCTAACCTAACCGCTAACCCTAAAATGTACTTTTTATAGTTCATAATGAAAATGGTTCGTTTTAGGCTGTTAAATAGCGTTTAAACACTTTTTTAAAGGGTGTTAAATACGCCTCTATGCCTTTTAAATAGTAGTTTTAAGGCATATTACTAATAAAAGTGTAGTTTTGTATTAAAAGATAGTAGTTAAAGCCTAGCGCAATGGTAGCACAATGGTATCAAATGGTAATAAATTGTACTTTTTGCTTCGTTGTAGAAAACTAGTATAAATAGCCATGAAGTACTAAAAACATTGAAAAAATCGACCTTTTTTAGACTTTTTTATATTGTACTATTTGTTTTAGGGGGTGTAATAAAACATGCCTAAAAAAAGGCACGTTTCATATACGAGACCGTTGTAAGTAATGCGAAAATCGAGCTAAAATTGAAAATTTGAACTAAAAAAGCCAACGCGCAAACAGCACATTTATTTTTTTGCCAACACTAAATGCCAACGCTTAAAAAAATAAAAGAGCTGTTTCTTGCCAACGCTCAAAATAGTGTTAAATTGGAAACTGATAAAAAATTTGAAATAGAATATGCCAATACCAACAATGACCAATGCGCAAAACGCAAAGAATGATGAATTTTACACTCAATATCACGACATTGAAAAAGAAGTTTCGGCATATTTAGAATTTAATCCTGAAATATTTAAAGATAAAACTGTACTTCTACCTTGTGACGACCCAGAATGGAGCAATTTCACAAAGTATTTTGCACAAAATTTTGAAAGATTTGGATTAAAAAAAATAGTAAGTACAAGTTATGCGCCTGCGAGTAAATTATACAAACTAAAAAATCAACCAACACTTTTTGAAACCAAACACCCAAACTTTGACAAAGATAAAACTATTCAAAACGGTAAAATTTTCACTTTAACTCGTGATATTTCTGGAGATGGAAAAATAGATATTGATGATTTAGAATGGGAATATTTAAATGGAGATGGAGATTTCAACAGCAAAGAAATCCAAGCATTACGAGACGAAGCTGACATTATTGTAACGAATCCGCCTTTTTCCCTATTTAGAGATTTTTTAGCTTGGGTTACTAACGCTAATAAGCTTTTTTTAATTATCGGAAATTTAAATGCAATCGCTTATAAAGAACTTTTTCCTTTAATTCAAAGCGACCAACTATGGTTAGGCGCAACAAATTTCAATAAAGGTATGTACTTTCAAGTGCCAGAAGACTTTGTTTATTCTGACTCTTACAAATTTGAAAGAGAACAAAATGGAGTAAAAGTTAATCGTGTTCCTGGTGTTTGTTGGTTTACTAATATTGACCACGGAAGAAGACATCAGCCATTACCACTTATGACAATGTCGGATAATATAAAATTTAGTCGACACAAAGATATTAAAGGAAAAGAGTACGAAAAATATGAAAATTATGACGCTATAGAGATACCTTGGGTTGATTCTATTCCAAGCGATTATGATGGAATTATGGGTGTTCCAATTACGTTTATTGACAAATATTCACCTGAACAATTTGAAATAATTTGGCAAGCGACTGGAAACACAAGAGCTTCTGCACCAAAGGAAATATTAGAAAGACTTAAATACATACCTCTTAAAGAAGACAGAGGTGGTGGAGCTGTCGTTAATGGAAAAAGAAAATTCGGCAGAATCTTAATAAAACATAGAAAGAAATAAATGGAAAATATATTAAGAACAGATATAACAGTAAAGGATATTTGCGAGGGTTTTGTTTATAATGAACTTGAGGGAAAAGGTTTATTTGGTTTATCAGGCAAATTAACTATTCAGCCAGAATATCAACGTAATTATATTTATGCAGATGGAAAAAAAGATGTTGCAGTAATTGAATCTATATTAAAAAAATATCCTCTTGGACTTATTTATTTCAATAAAGTGAGTGATGAAAAGTTTGAAGTTTTAGATGGTCAGCAACGAATTACGAGTATTGGTCGCTATGTATCAAATAAATTCGCCATTAAAGATGATAATGGAATGGAGCAATATTTTAGTGGAATCGCTAAAAGTAAACAGGATTTGATTTTACAAACGCCTTTACTGATTTATGAATGTGAGGGAACTGAACCTGAAATTAAGAATTGGTTTCGCACCATTAATATTGTTGGTGTTCCGCTAAATAATCAAGAAATTAATAATGCTGTCTTTTCTGGACCTTTTGTGACTTTAGCAAAAGAAGAGTTTAGTAATAGTCAAAATTCAAACGTTCACAAATGGAGTGCTTACATATCAGGTAGCGCTAACCGTCAAGATTTTTTAGAGCGTGCTTTAGATTGGGTTAGTAAAGGCGAGATTATTCCATATATGAGCTTACATCGCTATGACGACAATATTAATGAACTAAAAACTTACTTCACAAGTGTAATTGATTGGGTTTCTGGAGTATTTAAAGATGTTGAGTCAGAAATGAAAGGACTGAAATGGGGAGAATTTTATGAGACTTACAGAAAGCAACCTTATAATCCTCAAAAAGTTTCAGAGCAAGTAAAACAACTTTACGCTGACCCTTATGTTAAAAATAGAAAAGGAGTTTTTGAATATGTTTTAGGAGGTTTAACAGACACCAAATTACTTGATGTTAGAGTATTTGACGAAGCAACAAAAAAAGCAATTTATTCAAAACAAACACAAGAATCAGAGAAAAAAGAAGTTTCCAATTGTCCACTTTGTGCTATTGGAAATAATTCTAATAAAACGAGAATTTATAAGTTAAAAGAAATGGATGCTGACCACGTAACAGCTTGGAGTAAAGGAGGAAAAACAGATATAAAAAATTGCGAAATGTTATGTAAAACTCATAACCGAGCAAAAGGAAATAAATAATAATTCGTACTGAATAATGCCAACGCTTAAAGCCATACACATTTGCAATTCGCTTCAGCCAACACACAAGCCCAAAATTGCAAAAGAGTATGTCTTGCCAACGCTCAATTCGAACTAAATAACAAACATTAAAAACCAAGAAGAACGTGAAGCACTACTTACAACAACGTGTATAAAACATAGCTA